GGCAAAGCATTTGATCACTACACTCTCCAGTACTAAGTGACTTCCCCTGTAGTGCTTATCGTTATCACCCAACTAGCCATTTAAAGTTTGACGAACTGTGCTTAACGTTATCACCCAACGATTGTTAAACTTAATCAACGTGTTCAAGAGCCCACGTCTTAAAGTGGTCTCTAAAATCGGGATAATAATATTGTTTCATTTTAAGTCTTTTAGAAAATAAGGTCATACGCCCCAAAATTTGACGCCTAGCGTACTCAAATTTCTTCTCTCCATACTTAAAATATTCCATAAGGTACGAATTACACATCATACATAAATTATCCCATTGTTTCTCAACTGACTTTTCTTTCCATTGCCACATGATGCTATTATGGATGGAATCCAAATCAAGTTGTGCTGTTATGTATGTTTTTCCTTGATGTACCATTTTTCCAAAACGTCTTTTCAAAAAGGATGCTTCATCAATAGTAAAGAATTTATGGTCAACATTTCCTTTGGTTGGAGATGTATAAATCATTCCAAACTTCTCTTTAAAAAAATCTTTAAGCGTCAACATATTGTACTTACTTGCTACATCATCATGAACATCTCCAATACTATCATCACCATAAACAGCAAGAGATACATACTTAGAAAATTCCCACTTATGATCTGGGCATAAATAATTAAAGGCTAATCTATGGATAACACTATTATAAATACTGTTAATTAAAGAGGTCCACCAGTGGCCAGATGTTCCTCCTTGACGAGTTCGATAACTCCTTTGGGATTATAGTGAATAGCCAAAAAAGCTGCTCGCACAGCTCTTTGAGTTAAAGCAAACATATCACTATGTACATCCCAGTCCATCATTCGTGCCATCCAGGAAGCGATTGGCTTTGCAAACTTAAGTAGCATAGATTTGTCCCATCGTTCAAAATCTCCACAAATAATGTTTCGACCTTTACTCTTAGAGTTCATATTTTCATAGAGCCATTCCCATTCTATACTATGCACATTCATGCCCAATTTTATGTCAGCAAAACGACGTCCCTTTTCAATATCTTGCAATAACATTCCAAACATTTGTTTATAATAGACAACACTAACTTTACTAGCAGCATCAAATAAACGAGCTTTTCCATCTGCGACTCTCTGCAAGTCACGTGTTTCATCTTTCAATGTATCATTCACTCGGTAGGCTGGTAATTCATCGAGTTTATCATGATCAGTTTTAACCCGTTCATATTCCTCAAAAAAGAAGTCATCTATATACATTGATATTCCCAAATCCTTACATTGTTGACTCGGTTCCTTGTCAATTGAAAATATATCATGTTTAGTTAAATGTTGTGCTGTAAAAGGTTGGCCAAGCCCAGTTTGTAAATCTAAAGAAGGTACTCCATAACGAGCTACTCCAAGAATTGCCTGATCTAGTTTAAGTTTTGTTCGAGGTTCATGTACATATGGTTGATGCATACAACCCTCAAACAATCGATCATCATAAAGCATTTCTGTTAGATTATCATCCCAAACAGGCACTATACTAGCGTACTTAGACATAGCTTTATCAAGAGGTTGTAAGGGACCACCCAAAGGAGCTGGGGCTTGCGTAAGGGGATGAAGAGGATTTTCTTGAAATAGAGTGGGTTCTAATTTAGTTTGTGAAGACATATATTGTTTTTGCTTTAACTGAAAACACATGTCAACTCCAGGAATTTGCTCAAACATGTGGAAAACCTTGTTAGTGTCACTATGTAACGCAAGATCAGGTAAGGTCGGTGTAAGGACACTAGGAATAAAAGGATGATCTTCATCTGGTATAGAACACTGTATCTCCCATCTCTCACATTCAACATCACTCTCAAAAATAGGGACAAAAACACTTTCAGTATCCTTTCCGGCTACATGTACACCAAGGAAAGGCTTCGATGCATCTGAGTAATCC